GTACATCACCTACACCCCGATCAGCAGCCAGCGATTGCAGGCTTTGGACGGCTATACCGGACAAAATCAGGTCGCCATGCAGATTGACATCTGGGCGGATGACATTGAAACCACCACGCGCCTGGCCGAGACCGTCATCCAGCTGCTGGAGGCCCGTTCCGACATTTCCGCCCGCGTCCAGCAGGACCGGGACGACCACGATTCCACCACCAACCTCGTTCGGAAGTCGCTGGACTTCCTGATTTGGGAGCAAACGCAATGACCGCCACCACGCTGAACACCAACAGCACCGTCCTGAAAATCGGCGACGGTGTCACCCCGACCGAAGGCTTCACCAACGTCGGCCAGATTACCGACTGGGACGGCTTCGACGAAAAGTCGAAGGTGATCGACATCACCACCCTGGACGACGACTACTCCGAAAAAGACGGCGGTGCCGTGATCGACTCGGGCGCCACCGGCATGGATCTGCTGTATGACCCGGCCAACACCAACATCAACGCCTTGCGCACCGGTGTCGGCACCAAGAAGAACTTCCAGCTGATCCTGAGCAACGGCACCACCCAGTTTGCCTTTGCCGCCGTGATCACCGGCTTCAAGATCATGGGCAAGAAGGACGACAAGATTCGCGCCAAGGTTTCCCTGGATGTGTCCGGCGCCATCACCAAGTCCACCATCACCCCGTAAGGCCCGGCCATGACCCTGAATCGTGAACAACTGCTGGGGCTCGGATTCCGGTCCGAGATCGTCAGCACCCGGGCCGGTGACGTGCGGGTGCGCGTCATGTCTGGCGCTGCCCGCGAGGCGTTCGAGGCCTCGCTGGGCAAGGCTGACAACAGCGGCACCATCCGTGCCCGCTGGCTGCGGCTGACCGTTTGCAATGATGCGGGCGAACTGGAGTTCACGGACGATGATATCCCGCGCTTGGCGCAGCTGGATGCCGACATCCTGATGCCGGTTTTTGCTGCCGCCCTGCGGATCAACGGCATGGCCCCAGCATCGGTCGAGGATGCGGAAAAAAACTGATAGCCCGGCCGGTCCGCCAGTTTTACTTCCGGCTGGCGGCCCGGCTGGGGCGTTCGGTCAAGGAGCTGCTGGCCACGGTGGACAGCGACGAGCTGACCGAGTGGATTGCAGCCTGGCAGATGGGCTTGCTGGACGACTGGAAGCCGGTGCGTGACGTGATCGACTACGCCAGCGCCGGCATCTGCGCCACCATCGCCAACGTCAACCGGTCATCTGACACGCGGGCTTACAGCCTGTTCGATTTCACGCTGTTTGCAGAAAAGCCGGAACGTGATCCGGCGGATTTGGAAGCAGAAATTGATGCGGCATTTTCTGAGAGGTCGGTAAATGGCTAATGTGCTCTCCAGCTTGATGGTCACGCTGGGCGCGGATACCGCCGCCTTCCAGCAGGACATGGGCAGGGCCGGGCAAACGGCCAAAACCGAGTTCGAGAAAATCACGGACGGCGCCAAAGCCATGGGCGCTGCCCTGGCCGCTGCGTTTACTCTGGATGCCATCAAGGATGGCGTGCTGCAGGCCGTCAACTTTGCCGATGCCATGGGCGACATGGCGGCGCGCACCGGGCAGTCGGTGGAGTCGCTGACGGCCATGGGCTATGCCGCCCAGTTCAGCGGCTCCAGCGTCGAGACGTACAGCGCCGGTATCGAAAAACTGAGCGACAACATCGCCAGCGCCGCCGCCGGGAATGATGCGGCCGCGCAGATGTTCGGGCGCCTGGGCGTCAGCGTGCGCGATGCCAACGGGCATCTCCGGGACAGCAACCAAGTGCTGCTGGATTTGGCCGACAAGGTCGCGGCCATGCAGTCCCCGGCGGAAAAGACAGCCGCCGTGATGGACCTGTTCGGCAAGACTGCCGGTCCTGAGCTGTTGCAGCTCCTCAACCAGGGCAAGGACGGCATCACGGCGCTCACCGCCGAGGCCCAGCGCATGGGTGCGGTGATCAGCACCGAAACCGCCGCTCAGGCCGGGGAGTTCAATGACGCCATCGATCGCGCCAAGATTGCGGCCAACGGATTGTACCTGGGCATCGCCAAGGAAGTCCTGCCGGTCCTGAACAATTTCAGCGGCAAGGCCACGGATGCCGCCACCAGCGGCGGCGTACTGGAGAAATCGGCCACGGCGGTGGGGGTGGCATTCAAAACCGTTTACACCGGCGGCGCGGTGCTGGGCAATGTGCTGGGCGTTATCGGAGACCAGTTGGGCAAGGTCGGGGCAATGGCTGCCGCTGTTGCCAGCGGCGATTTTGACCAGCTGAGTGCAATTTGGAGTGACCGTACGGCTGTTGAGCAGTACAAATCCAGCATCCTGGAGCTGGGCAACATCTGGAACGACGTGGGGCAGTCGGCGAACGTGGCAGCCCAGGCGCAGGACCGCGCTACCGGCGGCGCCGGGGGCAATGCATCTGCCGGACTGCCTGGAGGCAAGGGGAAAGTAAAAAAATCCGGCGCTTCGGCGGCTGGCGGTGCATCTGTCAAAAGAGGCAGTCGCCTGGATGAGTTGATGGCCGATGATGGCATTTCCGGAGTTATGACAGACATCGGCTATGACGCCAACCAGCGCAACCGCGAGTTTGAGGAAACCGAAGCCCGCCGGGTGCAGGCCGCGAACGAGTCAGCTGCGCAGCTGGAGTATCTGACCAACAAGCAGCGCGAGGATGAAGCGGCGTTGCAGGCCGCCAAGCGGCAGGAAATAGCGCTCACCAAGGATTTTTTCCTGGGCGGTCTTGATCAGATGGCCCAGGGTCACGGCAAAGCGGCGAAAGCCGCCCAGGCCGTGCAGAAAGCGCAGACGCTCTACCAGATCGGAGTCAATACCTACTCGGCCGCCATGGGCGCTTACAGCGCATTGGCCGGGATACCGGTTGTTGGCCCGGCGCTTGGCGTGGCTGCCGCTGCTGCTGCCATAGCATTCGGCGGCCAGATGATGGCTGGGGTCAATGGTGGCGGTAAACCCGCCGCGCCTGGGGCTACCAGCCTGCCGTCGGCCTCCGGCGGCAGCTCCTCCGTGACGCCGGTCAGCCAACTGCCGCAAGAGCGGCAGCAGCAAACTATCCTCCAGATCCCCGCCAACAGCCTCATGACCGGCCGCATGATTGCGGATCTGCTGGATGAGGCTCTGGGCGACGGAAAAGAACTGACCAACTTGCGAGTGCAAGCCGTATGACCAGCACCGCCCTGATCTGCTACGACAACCTGGCCGAATCGCCCCTGCTGACCGCCGCCACCGCCAGCAGCGCCGCTACCGGCTACAGCGCTGCCAACGCCTGGGACTGGCTGACCACCACCTACTGGTCGCCCACCTCCAACGGCGTGCAGACCCTGACGTTTGAGTTCAGCGCCGACGTGACGGCCGATTATTTCGGCCTGTACCGGCACAACCTGGGCACGGTCGGCGCGTCCGTCAAACTCCAGTACAGCACCGACGGCAGCACCTGGAGCGACGCATTTACCGCCCAGACCCCGGACGATGATGAAATCCTGCTGAAGACGTTCACCGCCCAGACCGCCGATTGGTGGCGCATTCGCTTTGACCTGGGCAGCAGCGCGGAAACCCTGTACGTGGGCATTGTCGCCTTCGGCCAGAAGCTGACCACGCAATACGGCATGCCCGCTGGGTTTGTGGTGCCGCGCCACGGCCGCGCCACCCAGATCCTGAACAACAAAACCGAGGGCGGCCAGTTCGCCGGCCGCTCCATCATTGCCCGCGGTGCCCGGTCCACCATCACCATCCGCAACGCCACGCAGGCCTGGGCGCGGTCGTACTGGGAACCGTTTGTGCGGCATGCCGAGCTGAAGCCGTTTTTTTTCAGCCGCAACCACACCGATTATCCAGAGGACGCCGCCTTCTGCTGGAGTGATGGCGAGATCCCGGAATATGCCATCAACGATGACCGGCGCCAGACGCTGACCCTGCCGGTGCAGTGCCTGTTGAGCGGGGAGTAACAGCGTGACCGATCACATCACCGAGGCCTCGCGTGTCGGCCGCATTCCGGTCGTGTTCGTCGAGCTGGACATTGACTGCTGCACCCGCACCTACGGCACCAGTCCATGCACGGCATCGGTCGGCGTCACCGGCGCGGCTAAGTGCTACAACACCTACGCCACCTGTCAGGACACCGCCAACTACAACAAGGGGGTGAAAACCTACAGGTTCAGCGACCCGTCCGCCCGCTTGCCGGTGGGGTTGCAGACTATCCCGCTGCTGAAGTCGGTATCGCTTGCGCCCCAGCAGATCACGCCCGGCAAGGGTTTGGGCGTGCGCGGCAGCGTCAGCATCAAGTTGGCGGACGCGCCCTGGACGGACGTGGATATTGACCCCTACGTGGCCGACCGGGCCACACCGGCGGCGGGCACGTTCTGGGGCCGGTTCCGCGCCCGCAACCCGTATTACGAGGGGCGCATGCTGCGCATCCTGACCGGCTACATCACCAGCCCGTTTACCTGGGATGCGTTCCAGCCCCGAGCCTACATCATCGACAGCCTGTCAGCCGTGCTCAAGGGCGACGAGGCCCAGATTGTTGGCAAGGACATCCTCAAGCTGGCCGACGACAAAAAGGCGCTGTTCCCGCGCCCCAGCACCGGAACCCTGTCGGCAGGCATCAGCGACAGCGCTACCACACTCACCGCCGCCCCGGCCGGCGTTGGCAACGACGAATACCCGGCATCCGGAAAAATCGCCATCAGCGGCGAGATCATGTCGTTCACGCGCTCCGGCGACACCTTTACGGTCACCCGCGCCCAGGACAACACCGCCGCCGCCGCTCACGACGCCGACGACACCATCCAGCTGGTTGGCGAGTTTGCCAGCGCCGAAATTCAGGACGTGATCTACGACCTGCTGACCGATTACGCGGGCATCGACACCGCCTACATCGACAAACCGGCTTGGGACACCGAGCGAGATACCTACCTGACTGGCGTCTGGAACCTGACCCAGCCTGAGCCGGTCGGCGTCAATACCCTGCTGGCCGAACTGACCGAGCAGGGCAATTGCCGTATCTGGTGGGATGAGATCGAGCAGCAGATCCGCTTCCGCGCCATCCGTCCGCTGGATGCCGCGCTGCCGGTCTACACCGACGATGAGCATTTTCTGTCAGGCACGGTGGACCTCCGGGACGACCCGAAACAGCGGCTCAGCAGCGTGCTGATCTATTTCGGGCGGAGATCTCCGGCGGAAAAACTGGATGACCTGAAAAACTATGCCGTGCGCTACCTGCAGGCGGACCCGGATGCCGCTGGCGTCAATCAGTACGGCAGCAACGTCATCAAACGCATCAACAGCCGCTGGTTTTTGTCCACCAGCCTGGGCCGTGTTGAAGACCTGGCCGATGCCTTGCTGATGACGTTCCGCGACCCGCCGCGCATCCTGTCGTTTGCGATGGACCCGCGCCATGACCTGCGCGTGGGAGACATTTTCCGGGCGCGGACGCGATACCTGCAGGCCGCCGACGGCAGCAACAACCAGCTGGCGTTTGAGGTCATCGAGGCGCAGGAGGAGAGGGCGGGGCACCTGATCCGGTACCGGGCGCAGTCAATGCCGGCTGATATACCGCTGGTGGGCGAGTACAGCATCGTTTTCAGCACGGATGAGTTTGACGTGGACCTGTATGCGGTGTTTGTGCTGGAGTTTGGCGCGCCGACATCGGCCGTCACGGTCAGCGTCACCGTCCAATCCGGGGTGTTGATCAGCGCCACCAGCACTAGCATCCCTGCCATCCGTATCGGGGATGCCTGGCCGGATGGATCGACCATTACGCTGGTCAATGCCGGTACCATTGCCGGGCGGGGTGGGGATGGTGGCGGATACCTTGGTGGGATCCTCAATTATATCGGGACGCCCGGAGAGAATGGTGGACTCGGATTGTATGCTGATTACCCGGTCACCATCGACAACTCGACTGGCGTTATTGCCGGAGGCGGCGGCGGCGGCGGACAAGGCAGCAGCGACTCCAGCCCCGGCGGAACTGCCGCTGGCGGTGGCGGCGGTGGTGGTATGCCAAACGGCTCAGGCGGTAATAGCGTCTCCGGGTCCGGTAATCCCGGAACGGCGGCATCACCGCTTGCGGCAGGTGTCGGCGGCGCTGTAACTGGGCCGGTAGGCGGACTGTATTCCGGGGCCGGCGGCGATGGTGGCTCATATGGGCAACCAGGGGATTCGGGGACAACCGGGACATACGGTTCCGGAGGTTCCGGCGGGAGCGCCGGCAACTGCATCAACGGCAACAGCAACATAACGTGGACCGCCACCGGCACCCGGCACGGCGCAATTACCTGATCAACGCAATGACCATAACCCGCTGCGGCGGGTTTTTTTATGGGAGAAAAC